CATGGCAGGAAGGCTCAAGATCGACCGAGACGCCGGTGATGGGCTTGCTGGCCTCGGTGGAGTTGGCTACATCGACCAGCCATGAGCCATCCTTGGCTGTGACGGTCGCCGCTGAAGTGTATGCAGGATCAAGCGCCGTCGCCACTTGGGCAGCGGTCGCATTGTAAGGAAGGGTGGTGGCAAGCGGCGTGCCATCCACCGAAAGCCGGAAGGTGCCGCCGGTCGGGCGGGCGTCCACAAGGCCGATGCTGGCCCGCAGGGAGTTGATCGTGCGCGTGACCTCGGTCGCCGCGCCTTCGATTTGCTCGGTGAACCGAAGCCCGAGGCGGATTTCGTCGCCCTGGACAAGGTCAGGCAGCGTCAAAGTGCTACCGCCAAGGGTGCTGTTGAGCTTGCGGTTGGTGAGATCTACGAACGCGAGGGCTTGCATCTTTCACCCACGCTCCGCGTCAACTTGTCTTCTTCTCCTCGGGCGGGTCGAGGTTTTCGAGGCCGAAGAAGTCGTAGGGGAAAACCGCCATCTTGTACGGAAAACTCGGGTTGAGCTTTGCGGCCTCCGTTTGCTTGGCTTCATCCTCGTCGTTGCGCTTCTTTTCGAGGTTGGCTTTTTTGTCCAGACTCATAGCGACCAAAACCTCCCTGCGAGATTGCGGCTTTTGAGGATTTGTAGTGCTGTGTTCAACTGGGAATTAAGCGGGGCTAGAAGTGTAGCGATCAGAATGTCAGCGAGTCCACCTGCAAGCGCCGTGGTCAGGCGAATCGGTTCGATCGGCGTGGAATCAGGGATGCTCTGTGGCGAGTGGGCAAGGTTCCAGAAGTGGTTGTACTCCACATAAGGCGTCCATGTTTCGTCGAGCGGTGCCGCTGGTTCCGCTCCCTCGGGACTCACGAAGTAAATGGTGGCGAGCTTAGTGAGGTCATATTCAGGATCCGTGATACCTTCGAGCAGTGCCATCTCGGATTCCGGCTCGGGCGGTGGTGTGAATTTAGAGCTCACTCGGATGTAGGGATTCTTTTTCATCCCGCCTGAGTGGTTGTAGGTCACATTGATAGCACCTACGGTTCCTTCCAGCGGGCTACCTGGGTCGACCTCGAACTTAGCCGACGGCCGATCCTTCCAGAGTGACACATCGCAGGCCCGCAGGCGGCGAGCGGTTTTGGTGTCTTCAATTCCATCGGTGAAGGTGATGCCGCTGTTGAGGTTGCCGCTGGTCTGCGTGTGGGCGGCGGTCACTCCGAGGTCGGTGAAAAACTGCGGCACCGACTCGTAGCTGAGGTTGAATCCGTTAGAGCTAATCCCTGTCGGGTTTGCGCCGGTTCCGATCACGCGCGTCGGACCGATTTCCACGCTCGGCCATTCTGTGAGAAAGGCGTCGACCTCGCGCTCAGGCTTTTTAATGTCCTCGCCGGCGGCTTCCAGGCGTCTCTGCGATCGCTCGCTCAGGTGTTTCACCCGCGCTGGTATCGTCACCTCCACGCCATTCACAAAGCCCGGACGGATCTTGAAAAGCCATTGGCCTTTACCCTCACCCTCCTCGGGTTCCTGCCATGTCGGGGTAATCTTCCACGGGTGTCTCCATTTGCGCCGGTTCGGCCCTGCCTCAAAAATAATCGGCAGTCTTCGCCCGATGGTATCAACCATCGCGTTCCATGTTTCGTGGCGGATGAGCGGGATCCTTTTCACACCGGAAAGAAGAGGTGACGGTTGCCGGTGGTTTCACCCTCGGTCGATTTGCGCGCTTGGTACAGATAGCGCATGTTGTGGTGAACGATCTGAAAAACCTCCTCCACAGCGGTGCCTGACTCGTTGAGGTAGCAAAGCGCGAGCGGGTAGTAGCCAGCGCCATCCTTGAGCCCCTCTGCAGTCTTGGTTTGAACGATGCGCAAATCCTCCTTGGGGGTTTTGATCGTGCCCACATCATTGGGCTTCACGCGCAGCGAGAGGTAGAACTTACCGCCTTCGTGATTCTTCAGATTCAGCTTCATCGCCGGAGTCGGTTTTTCGGTCTCGTATTTGCTGCCGTCGTCGTCGCGGTTGTCGATGCGCCGCCAGTTTTTGGTGGTCACATCGAGGATGTAGGGTACCTGACCATTGACTGTCCCAGCCCGCAGCGAGGCGGTGGCATCACCCAGCCCTGCTTTGAAAGGATGGCTAAAAACCTGCCGCTGCTTGAGCACGGTCACGATCGTTCCCTTGGGAGTTTCGCGCACCTTTACGCCTTCCCCTGGTACCACCTTGAGCGTATCGACCCACTTTGCCAATCGCTCCCATGCGGTTTGGATCTTCTCACCTTTCTGGACTTTGATCCGCTCGGTTTTCATCAGGTGAAATTGCCAGCGTTGCCGTCGGGGTATACTTCCTTCGGCCATTCATAGTACTCGGAGAGCTTCCACGATTCGGAAATCTGCCAGACATTGCCGCGCTTGGTGATCTGCGGTGGCATTTTCATCCAGTTGCGTTTTCCTTTGTCCAATGAGTTGAACTGAGCCGGTGCGTCGGGCAATTCGCGGTACAGCTTGCCGATATTGTTGATCACTGATTTTGGTAGCGTTTTCTTGGTGTAGCTGACCGAGGCGATGCAATTCATCACGATGTAGGTTTTGACGCCCTTCATCGGGTTTTTTTCGCCTGCGCCAACTTTACCTGTTCCTAGAAGGCCAGAGGATGTTTTGGATCCTGCGGGAAGTTCTTTGGGAAACACCCAATCTTCCTCGTTTTCCGGGTCGGCCCACTTGCCGCCGTATTTTTGCTTGATCTTATCGAAATTCCAATGGGCCTCGATCGGTTCCTCAGCCATCTCGAAATCAAGACTCCAGATGGTCGACTCCTCATCGCCATAGGTTGCGCTTTCCGATTCAGTCGATCCGCCTTCGTAGGTGACGGTCACAATGTAGGACGGTTCGCTCCCGTCGTTGTTGCAGGTCCATGACCGCGAGACTTCTTGGCAGTCTTGGTAGTTATCCTTCCCGACGGTGAGCACCTCGGCCTTGTTCGCGACATAGTAGGGAATCACCCATTGGATGACGCCTTCTTTGCTCTTTGAGCCGGTGGCTCCTTCGACGATTAGTTCGGTGCTCATGCGAAAACGGGGATTTGGAGGTCAGGCTTTTGAGTTTTCGGTTGGGTGTTCTTCTCGATCGTCCGTAGCACGGATGTCTGGCGGCGGCTTTCTTCGAGGATGCCGTCGTTGGCGGCACGACCCATGAGGACATTGGTTGCCTTTGCGATGCTGCCGAGCGTGCTGACTCCGGCGCTTGGGCCTGCTTGCTTCTGTTTGTCTTCGCGGGCTTTGTCGGCTTCCTCGGCGGCCTTGCGGGCGTCGACCATCTTGGCGGCGGTATCTTTGGCTTTGTCGCCGGTCATGCCGAGCTTGTTGAGCGCGACAATCTCTTCTTGGATGGCCTTCTGGCGTTCGAGATCGGCGAGCTTCTTGTCGTCGCCAGCGATGCGCGCGCGAACCATCTCGGCTTCGAGGCGGTAGGCTTCTTGTTGACTTTTAAGATCGATATTATTGGCTTTCTTATTTGCTTCGTGCAGTTCTTTTTTTAGCCTGATTTCAGACTCAAGCTGTTTCATTTCTTGCCACGATTTGTTATTTCGCTCATCAATAGAATTTATTTCGTTTTCGCGCTCTTTGATAATTTCCGAGCGTGCAGTTGATGCCGATTTAGAAAGCTCGCTGTGGATTTTGATCTCTTCTTTTATTGCCTCAATAGATTCGCGTGCTATACGCGCGTTGCGTTCCGCGTTCCCCAAAAGGGTTCCTTTTGAGCCAGTCTCGTTTCTTTGCTCTATTTCATCTTCTGCCTGTTTTAAGTTGGCTTTAGCGCCTGCGAGATTGACTTTTAGCTCTTTAAGTTTTTTTGCGTCGATGTTACCGGCCTCGTCATCCTCATTGATCAATATCGAACGCTGGGTTGAAGCCCTAGATCCTCTATCATTCAGGTAATCCTGTTCAACTTTTAATAAATCTACCCTTTTCTGAATATCTTCAATTTCTTTCTTATTGGCCTCGTCGTTGATTTGTTGCTGGGTTTTTTTGCCTAACGATAAATCAATTTTAGATCTGACCTCATAAATTTCATCAAGAATGCTTTTTTCTTTTTCAAGCCCATCAATCTTTACGCGTTGGATAGATGCAAAGTCTTGCCCAAGAGAATAAATCTGACGGTAGTTTTGCAGAGTCAAATCTGTAAGCTCTTTGAGTTTTTTAGCGGCAATGGTAGAGTTTAAAGCAGAGTTAGCGGCCTTGACTCCCTTTTCAAAAACTTTACCCCACTCATCCGCTGCCTTTTTGAGTATATCGTTATCGACTGCTGCATATAGCCTTTTGATGACCGGGTACAACGAGACTGCTGCGACCGCTGCGAGCGAGATCGCGCCGGCAAGCCCCATCGACCCTCCGAAGCCAAGGATCATCTGCGGGATGTTGTTGAGTACCCCCTTGATGCCATACTGGGCGTCTTCGACCGCCTGTGAGAATGCCAAGAAGCCCATGCTGGAGTTACCCATCGCCCCAGCAAGGCGATTGAACTTATTCCTAGCGTCCTGGGCGACAAATGCCGCGCGCTCGGTTTGCTTTAGGTATTCGGCGGTTAAAGGGATTTCTGGTAGCCCCGCTGCTCTAGGATTGGATAATAAAGCCGCTTTTTTATCGGCGGCCGCTTGTTTTACCGCTGCTGCTTTCTCTTGATTTGCGATATTTCTTTGTAAAATCTCCTGCTGACGAAGAAGTTCCAACGCTTTTTCTTTGGTGATAAGTCCGCTTTGCGACAATTTTTGAGCTTGGGCCTCGATATTGAGTGTCGTTTTAAGGGATGCGGCGAGCCCCGCATACCCAGCCGCCTGCATTTGCAGCACTCTAATGTTACCCTCAAGCCCGCTAATTGATTGAGCGGCTCTGCTCATCTCTTGATGGTAGTTCGATGCAGAGCGGCGCGCTTTATCTATACCAGAGGTAAACCCGCTGGTATCTAGGAATAAATTTGCCGTGAGAGTCGCCATGTTTACTAGCCCCTAGTGTCAAGAATGAGCATCAAAAGCTCTTTCCAATCTTTTTTAGATAGTCGTTGGTCTTGTTGTTTATTTTTCGCGTTTGAATTTGGAGTGCAGAGTTGATCCTTGCTCTTAATCCATAAACCGAATCCGCCCATTCAACCGCGTTAGTGATGGATGCCTCAATACCGGCAGGGACCTCTTTGATGATGCTGGACCCTGGGGCGGAATGTCTCTTGATCCACTGTGGCACCCGCACCGCGCCGACCTTATTGGCTGCCATGGCCCAAGCTGAAGCGAGGTAACCGACCTGCTTTTTCTTTTTGACGATGTATTGAGCAATCAGGCGAGATGGGGCCTTAATCCGAACCTTTCTGCTTTTTGCGCGGATGCTCCCGGCTCTGCGATTTTCTTTCATGACCCTGCTCATTTCTGAGAATGAGGTCACCTCTGGTTTTTTGATATTCTCTCCACGAAAAACCGATCGAATATCTACCGCGATTGCAGCCTCTCCTGCTTGTTTGGCTTTGGTTCCCCTTACTGGGCCGCGATTTGGGGGGGTAAGGTAAAGCAGAGATCGAATAACACCCCTAACCTGTTCTCTCATGTACGCTTTGCCTTCTCTTTTCGAGTAGGCAAACGCACGATCCGCCGCTTTCTGGAACTCGGCAATCCTCAAATCGAATGAATAATTGCCAGCCATACCTTATGAGGATTCGTCAACAAGCCCGTCGATGTAACTAAGAATGGAATCAGGCACCATTTCCTGAATCTTCTGGGAGGTCATCGGCTCAAGTGTCCAGAGGTTTGCTGCCTGCAAGGTGCAATGGTAATACTGCATAGCTCGGGACAAAGGGATCTCCCAAAGGATATGCCTTTCCGTCCAGCCGGTTTCCTTTGCAATGGCAAATACCGCGCTCGCCAACCATCCGGGATTTAAGACTTTCCCGGCGGAATATCTCCTTCGGTGGACTTATACTTGGATTCCACGCGCACCTCATTTGCTGAGATTTGATCGCCGATTTTATTGACCTCGGCTAGTAGATCGGGGAGGTCGGCAAGGTCAACATTGAGAGAGAATTTCAAAACTTCCGTTTCCGCGGTGCCATTGGTGACAGCACGAATTACCTCATCTTGCGGAGCAGACTGCATCCACACAAAGGTAGAGATTTGCCTTTGAATCTCGCGTTCTGTTACTTCGGCCTGAGTCGCGCCTGTAAAAAGGCTGAGATTAAGCAAGTAAGCTAACTGCAATGATCCATACGAAAAAGACCTCACATTGTATTTGGCGATCTTTTTGGTTTCTTGCTCAAGCATGCTGTGAGCTAGAGTGGTTTGGCGTTTGATTTCGTTCATAATTTTAGAATATCGAAAGGATCTTTTCGCGCTGGGCCTTGCTTTCGGGGTCATTACCGCTGGGCATGATCGCGAGGCGTTTACCTTTGCGGACGAGCAGCATCGGGCGCATGGTCTTGATCTTGTCGACAAGGCCGTGGTGCGAATCAAACGCGGCGCGCATGTAGGAAATTGGGTGATCAGGATTCTCCTCGCACCATTCCTGCGAATTGAAGCGCTTTTGAAACTCGACGAAGGTGATCTCTTCCTCCTTGGCGATCGGCGTGAATTTGATCTTTTTGCCGCCGTCCATCATCCATGTGACGGTGCGCTTGGGATTGCCGCCGACATCTTCGATGGTGTCGGAGAATGCCTTTTCCGTTCCGAACTCACAACCAGAGGCGATGGCCGAGCCGATCAGCCGCGTGTTGCGGCTCTCGACGGGCGGGGTATCATGGTCGCGCACGATGGCGACCGTGGATCCTTGTCTCATGGTTGATTTTGGGTGACTCTTGTGAGCCGGTTATTGGACGATCGGATCGGCGCCAGGATAAACCGTGCCGCTGATCTCGAACTCGTTGAAATCGTCGTTCTTCTCACTGACTTTCACCGAGGTGATGACAGTCACGCCGCCTGCTGCGATGTAGTCGGGGATGAAGCCCGCTGCGCTGGTGTCTCCTGCTTCGACAGTGGTCGTGCCACGGCCTTTGACCGTGAACTCGTAGGTGGGATCGAAAGTCTTGGCCGCACCAAATCCACCCTCGGTGGACATGATCATCTTCGACTCCATGTTCTTGGTCGACTCGACGCTCTCGATCAGCTCGGCGGATACCGACTGAACTCCGATTTGGTTGAAAGTGATTGCCATGGCTTTGGAAAATTAGATCTCGTCGTAGATGGTCGCTTGGATCTCGAACTCGGGGAAATCCTCGTTGCTTTCGCTCTGCTTGACGGAAGTGATCATCGCCACGCCGAGGGCGACGGTGCCGGGTACGACTGCTTCGATGTCGGCATCACCCTTGCCGGAGATGGTGACATTGCGCGTGATGAGTTTGCGTGGGCCCGCAAAGACAGTGACGCCTTGCTCGTCGCGAATGGTGGCGACCTCGACGGAGGAATCTTTGCTCGACTCGCTCACATGGCCGGTATTCGGCGCGAGGCCGTGGGTATTATTGACTCCAAAAGTCGCTGGCATGATACACCTGCGAGGATGTCAACTATCACAAGCGGGTGACGCCGATGAGTGCCTCGATCGAAGTGACCCAGCGGCTATCGTCCGACACACCCGCGGTGTGATTAGTGATGTGAAATCCGCGCACATCGATGGCCGTGATGCCGAGGCTCTGGGCCGATGGTAATGGTTCGGTGAAGGCGTCTCGCACATCGTCCACGATGTCCATGTGGGCGCTGCGGGTGCTTCCGTCTGCCGGCGATGAGATGGAGACTTTGACCGTGGCCTTGTACAAGCTGCCGACGACGCCTTCGACCTGGTCGGCCAGTACCAAAACGGCGTGAGATTCTGGCGTGCGGACATCCGAGCTGGTGCCGGTGAAGACCTCGATGTCATTGCCGAGGTTGCCGACGAGCTCGGCGAGATAGTCTTCGATGTGTTGGTTCATGGGGAAAAATTAGCGGCGGGCAACTCGGTATTCGATGACGCCTGCGCCGGGCTTGAGCATGATCTCTTCGACCTTGTAGCGCAGATCGCCGATGGTCATCGCGCTGTTCTGTGCCGGTGCTGGACTAGGCAAATCGGCGACCAGCATGCGGACGCTGAGTGATCCGTCCTGTGAGAAGCCTCCCTCTTCGAGATCGATCTGCACGCCACCCATCGAGATCGCGGCTTGGTACTCCTCATCACCGATGGTGATTGGTACGCCGATGTCATCAAGGATTGAGGCGAACGCCTCTGCGGCTGCTTCTTGAATTGGATTCACGATTCACGCGCGGCGTCAAAAAAAGCCCCACCCGGATATTTCCAGATGGGGCTTTGAACCTAACTACCAATGAAACAAAGGGATTACTTTTTGCCCTTCTTCGGCTGTGGTGCCTCTTCGGCTTCCACAGCTTCAGGGGCGGGAGCGGCAGCGGCTTGCGGTTGGGTGCTTGGGCGGAAGATGCGGGAGATGTAAGGCATGCCTCCGCGATAAAGCTCGCGGCGAGGTGCCTTTTCTCCGACTTGCGCTACCAAATCTTTCGCTTTGCCGAAGTCGTAGCCGCAGTAGATTACCGAAGCGTTTGCGTCGGTGCCGCGAGCGGCGTTGTACTCCACAACAAGATTGAGAACTGCCATTTTCGTAAAAGGTTGGATTGAGAAAAAGCCCCCGGACCGATGTTGTCAGTCCGAGGGCTGGGGGGAGGATTAAGCGGAGATCACGCGGTGACCGGCGAAGTCGGTGATCGCGCCGGCGCTGCCACCTTGCTTGCCGACTGCGGAGCCGTAGAGCATGGTCACGGTGAGGGTGAGATCGAGCGTGCCTTGCTTCTGGCCGAGGATGCCGAGGAGCGAGAGACCGCTGTTCGGGTCGGTGACGACTTCGGTCGTGACGACTTGCGGGATGCCGTATTGAGCGGCAAGCTCGCTGGAATCGTCAGGAAGGCCGGTCCAGATGACAATCGACTCAGGTGAGAAGAACGCACCAGTAAGGTTGCCAGCGGTCGGAAGGTCGGGATACTCCACGATCTTCTCGAAGCCACCAAGACCCTCAAGGACCACATAAGGGTCGCCAGCGAGGCGTTGGCCGTAGAAGTCGCCCGAGGAGATGCGGGTGTCGGCCATGAGGGCTTCGGCGAAGTCGCTGTTGACGATACCGTAGCGCTTGGCAGGAGCTTTCTTCGAGTTGAGAGCCTTGCGAACCGTGCCGAGTGTGTCGCGGTCGGTGTTGGCAATGGTCTCAGTCGTCGACTGGCTGACATTCGTGGCGGTGAACTTGGCGAGGGCCGAATCAACGACCGACTTGGCAAGCACATAGGCAGCATCACCAATGGCACCGGCGAGCGCGTCCTTCTTGTCGGCGATCGCGTTGAGGTGAGTGAGGCTGATGGTGACATGCTTGTGACCGTCGGCGACAATCGGCACATCGGTGAGCAGGCTGCGAGCTTCGGAGGCACCATTGAAGTAGCCACCTTGCGCTGCATCGTAATCAGCAGCGCTGGGGAGCGTGCGGATGTGAGCATAGCCGGATTGGCCCTTCTTCATGCGGGTAGCGGTGAAGTCGGTGGACATCATGCCCAAAGCGGGCACGCGGGTTTTGAACGAGTCGAGCGTTGAGCTCAGGATCTCGGAGACGGTAAGTGTGGGCATAATTGTGGGGTGTGCTTGGGGTTAAAAAATGCGGGGATTTTAGTTTGAGCCTTGGGCCCGGAGTTTTTCGGCGAGCTTGCCGAGGCGGTACTTTTCGGTCGGGCTTGTGGTCGCCTTGATTTCGGCGAGCACGCTTTCGAGCGATTGGGCTTCCGCGTTGTCCGGCGACACATTCACGGGTGCGCTGGAGCTACGGCTGGCGATGGCGGCGGCCTTGGCGGCGACTGCCTCGTCGATGGAAAGTTGGTTGGCCTTCAGCGCGGAGATCTCGCCTTGCAGCGATTCGAGCGTGGCCTTGAGGTCGCCGATGATCTCGGTGGCGGACTCTTCCTTGGGCTCATCAGCAGGAGAGCTTTCGGTTTCGCCTTCTGGTGCAGATTCAGGAGCTGCCTCTTGTTCACCTTCCGGTGCGGATGGGGCGGCTTCGTTGGTGATTTCCGCAGCAATGGTTTCGACCGATGCGACGACTTCTTCGGATGGGGTGCTGGCGACTTGTTCGCTCATGCCATCTTCCGCAGTGTCAACTGCGCGAAGCGGAGAGGATCCGGCTTTGCCTGCTTGCGAAGCATTGCGGACCACGGTGGCGAGGCCCAGCGATTCGGCCTGCGGGCCATAAAATGTCTGCCCTTGCATCGCCTCAGTAGGGATCTTCCGACCTTGGCGCGTGACGGCGGATTTGAACTCGCCGAATACCTGATCGATGCGCTCTTGGATCAGCTCGCGCTGTGACTCGGTGAGTGATGTGCCAGGGAAACCGGCGGCCTTAAACTTGCCGGTGGTGAAAAGCTCGACCTTCACGCCGAGCATCTCGGCGCGTTTGCTCTGATCGATGTGCGGGACCATCACGCCGATGGATCCGACCGATGCTGAGCGCGTCATCGAGATGCTGGTCGCTTGTGATCCGAGCCAGTAGGCGGCGGATGCCATGGTGCCGGAGGTGTGCGCGCGCACCGGCTTGACCTTGGCGGCTTCGTAGATCGCATCGGCGGCCTCGGGGGTGCCGCGAACGGTTCCGCCAGGAGAATCAATGTTGAGCACGATCGATGTGACCGCTGGATCGGCGGCTGCGCTTTCAACGGTGGAGCGGACTTCATCGAGGCTGGTCGCTCCGAGCATCACGCGATCGAACTCGTCGGTGGTCGGAAGAAGCGGACCGGTGATGTTGATCGTAGCGACGCCATCGGCGACGCTCATGATCGACTTGGGCGCTTCACTTTGCGAAAGGGTGAAGAGTTTCCCGGCGGCCATGTCCATGGCCAAACCGATGATGCCGTCCATTGCCTCCGGGGCGATGGCCCACGGCTCTTGTGTCAAAATGAAATCGCGTGCGTTCACGCACCGCGTGGGGTGTCAATTCCCTATCACTTCGCAGGCCCAGTCGGCGCTTCGACCGGCGGCTCAACCGACACACCCGATGCGAAGAGCATCTGGAGCGGGATGTCGTATTTCTTGGCGAGTTCTTGAAGGTGGGCGATGTCGCGAGCGCGGCGTTCGGCTTCCTCCTCGAAGTCCATGCCCAGCTCGGCGAAGTGATCGGACAAGGTTTTGAGACCGGCCTTCACATCCTCGCGGTTTTGCAGCGACTCCCGACCAGCATCGACGGTGACGCGGCGCGGGGTGACGACGGAAATCTTCCACCATGCAGGAATCAGCGGAATCTCGCCGCGCGTGATGGCATCGCCGATGACGAACTTCCAGACGGGCGTGAGAAAGCGGCGGATGAGGATGTTTTGGCGGTGGGAGAATCGGCGGTCTGCTTTTGCGACCACCATGCGGACGCCGGCGCCACCGATCTTGCTGGAATCGGCTGCGAACTCGTATGGAACGACACCAAGTGCTGAATCGCGGCGGAGGTGATCGAGGAAACCGGTAAAGGTGGGCGATGGGCGGTTAGACTCGAAGGGTTTGAGCTCTTCTCCTGGCTTGAGCGCGACCCATTTGCCACCGACGATCTTTTGGAGTGCGGTCGGGTCTGATTGGTTGTCGTCCGACTTTCCAGAGTCGATGTCGAGTCCGCCAAATCCGTCGTTGCTGTCGATCTCGCCGGTTGCGGTCGTGATTGCGAACGATTTGTCGGCGTGATCCTTGAGCGCGTGCTTTTCGAGCGCGAGCAATTCCATCTCATCGCGGATGTGATTGATCGAGTGAGCTAGTGACGGCACCCCGCGCGCCGATGAAGCTCGCTCTGGATCAAAGATGTGGAGGACGGATGCGGCAGGAAGGTCGACGACGCTGCCGTCATCCTGCTTCACATGATAGGAAATCGGGCGGCCGTAGCTATCAAAGCGGATGCCATCGACGCTGCCATCGCCATTTCCACCACTCACACGGTGGCTTTCGATGAGTTGAATCACTGGGCGGCCATCAACACGGGTGAGGTGAACAAAAATGTCGCCATCTTCGTCGATCGCGCGGCAGATGAGCATTTCGCACTCGGAGAGGGAGAATCGTCCGGTGATTTCGCACTGGTTCGACCATTCCTCCCAGTATTCGAGCGTGCTGGCGATCCACTCGCGGTCTTCGGTCTTTGGTTGGATCTTGAGACCATCGCCGACTGAGTAGACGGCCATGTCGAAGACCATCTCGCGGGCAAAGCCGCTGTTCTTCATCAAATAGCGGCTGCCCTTGATGATTTCGTTGCGGACAAGCGGCGTGGTTTCCTTCCGATGATCCTGCGGAGCGGCGGCGGGTAGGCGTTGGCGCACCGATGATGGGTTGGCGCTCTCGTAAGGTGACCATCCGAAGGCGGATGCGCCCATTTTGGTGATTTTTTGCAGCAGGTTCATAGGGAAAATGGCCCGGTGCCGGACTGACATGTGCGGCGAGTCTTGCCGTAGGTGAACGGATCGAGCTTGCGGAGAGCGTGCTGGCAGGCCGCGATGATCTCTTTGGTGTCATCGAGGCGCTTGTATGTGATCTGCGATCCCGACTCTTGGAAGCTGATCATCAGTTTCTTGAGTGTCTTTTTGTTCTCTTCGAGGATCTCGACCACCTCTTCGGTGGAAAATCCTGTCGTCATGTCGAGGGCCGCCATGCCCTCTGACAAGTTGTCAATCTTCAGCGGCTTCCTGCTCGGTCTCGCGGCCAAGGATTTTGAGCATGAAGGCAAAGACTGTCGCCATTGCCTCGCAGTCGAGAAGGTGGTTCGGGCGCTTCTGGATCCGCGTCCATTGCCAGCGGTCACCATCCTTGATCCGCATCTCGGATTCCAGTTGGCTTAGGTAGGCAATCTTCTTTTCGTCGTTGTCCGCCTCGGTGAAGGCGTCGGTAGGAACCTCCCATGTCGGCCCGCGTGCCGGATCTTGATTGCGCCGAATTCTAGCCATCGCGTCCTTGATGTTGAGGTTGCTCCAATAAAACATCTGCGCGGTCTTGCCGGCGGCGACATGAATTGACCTTTTGGGCGAGTAAAATCTCTCCAATGACTTCACCCGGACGCCGACGCCCAGCCTCTGCTTGAGTCGGTGCGTCCATGTGGCCTTGCGGTCGCCCATCAGCGCCACCCATCCATGCTCGGCGCAGCGCTGGTAGACCTCATAGCTATTGAATCCGGCATCGACGCCGACGAGTGAAGATGAAACGCCGTATTTTTCCTGCTTTTCCTGCAACTCTTCCCAGGTGTGGGCCGTGCCCCAGTCGATCCGGCGGCTGGATCCATCGGGGCTCCATTGGGTGATTAACCACCAGAAGTGATCCATTTGGACATCGACGGTCATCACCCGCAGCCGCACCGGAGGTTCATCATCCTCATCCGGCACCCGGATCTTGCCTCCAATGATCGCGCCCTCCTTGCCCCAGAGCAATTCGCCTCTTGCATACCCGCTATCAGTCGGCTTGATCGAGAAATCCTCGGTGTACTCGGTGAACGGAAGAGCGAGACGCTTCTGCCAGAAAATTTTGAGCTGATCGATGTCACCGTACCGTGCCGTCGCTTTCGCCCGAAGGTAAATTTCGGCGAGGTTGCCCCATGATCCAGCGCATAAACCGTTCCAGTGAAAACCAACATTCGATTTCGCCGCTCCGGGATTTTGCACGACATAACGCGCGCCGTTACGAGGGTCGTTCAGCTCACGGCGTGATCGGTCGGCGTCTGGGAATCTCTTCCCACACTCGCAGAACATTTCGGTGGTCTCGCGCACCCTTTCAAAATCCCACCCACCATCATCAAGTTTGGCGTCCTTGCTCCACTCGATGTTTTCCCACCTCCAAGGCTGCGTCGTCCCGCAACTTGGACAGCGCCAACACCACTCGCGCTGGTCGGTCGATTTGAATTTCCGATCGGTGTCGTCATCGGTCTCGCCGGCCTGCGACACGAAGAACCTTTTGCCCAGCCACCCGAAGGCGGTGACCCGCGCCTCGGCCTCGGCCATGTGACCCGATGGCCAGCGCCAGGTCTCATCGCCGATCAACCAGCGGATCGATCTCCTTTGAAGGTTGGTCTTGGAGTGAGCACCGAGCACCCATCCGGTCATTCCGTTGAGGAAAGAAACCGAATTTCTTTTCAGCTTGTGACGCTCTGCGCCTTGATGGCGCGGCAAAATCTCCCGAACTGGACCGCATTGTTTCCATAGCACTTGCAGACGGTTTTCCATCTGGTCCTTGGCGTCGGCATCGGTCTGGTCGAGCCACAGCATCGGCCCCGGTGCATTGGACGCAATCCAGCATGAACCAAGCTCTGCCGTCATGGTTTTGCCTGCCTGAATCGCAGCAATAATCGACACCAGCGATACCGACGGATCTGCGAGTGCCTCCAACGGCTCGCGGATCCATGGCGAGT